ATTTCATCTCTTCTGGTGTCCAGTTGCGGTGATAGTGACGCTTGGTATCGCAGTCCACGATAACGCTACGGCAAGCGGGTAGGTAGTCCAGCTTGTGTTCTTTCATTAGCATGAATGATTCAATGGCCAACTGCTCGCAGTCCTTCGGGTAAGTCTTAGCCCTACCCTTGGTGTTAGCCCTGCACTTGTAGTCAGCGAGGAATAACTTGCCCTCGGCATCGTGTCCAATGAAGTCCACGCTCCCCGCAATCTTGATGCGGTTACAGGCGACCAGTCTCTCACAGGCCACTGGCTTGACATCGTTCTCTTCAATCCATGCAATGAATGGCATTGCCCACAAGTCCCACGCTGTTTCCTCTGGTGCGTCCATGCCCAGCCATAGGTGATTGACCCATTGCTCAATACAATGGTGAACAGTTGTTCCGAACTCGGAGGATGATATGACATCGCCCGATATAGGATGTTCCCTTGTGCCGTAGGTTAGTTGTTCGATGTCCCGCCAATGCAGGTATTCGTTCTCACGTGATAGTTCTACCATCTTCTGAGGCTTCCAGATTGAGTCAATGAAATCATCCTTGACGACCCCTAGCACAGTAGTAACGGAGGGATATACTTTAATCCCAGCCTTCTTAGCTTGGTGAGGTGTAGTCACCTCCGCCTCGAAGGACGGAGATGCTACGTCATTGCAGTTATAGAAGTGCGCCATTATAGTTCGGTGTTGTGGATTATCTCGGACAATAACTCACGGAAGACAGAGAGCAGGTCAGTAACTTCTGGGTCGAAGTCCTTCTCCACTAAGTCCTCGTATCCGTCCTTGCTCCATATCTTGACCCATCCATTCATGGAAGTCCAACCGATTTCATTGTGCAAAAGGAAATCCAGAATCTCGGTGTCCGTTGCTGGCGGTAACTTCACCTGAGTGGGGATGATGTAGACATCGCCCTCCTGTAACTCGTGGAAGTAAGCCTCTTTGAAAACAAGTCGTGAGCCAGATTTGACTTGGACTTGGACAAGCTCCCCATCGGAAAGCTGTTGCCCTTGCGGGTATATGTATGTTTGTATCTGTTCCATAATTTTATTGGTAGTTTATTTGATATTGAGCTTGGCCTTAAGTTCGTCAAGCACTTTTTTGCGGGTATTCCTTGCAACCTCCGAGAAGGCTCTTGATAGGTTCTCTATGTGAAGGTCGATGTTCTCGCCCCTGTGTCCCTCGAAAGGTTGCCATGCGTTCGCCTCAAGCAATGAATGAAATTCATCATCCTCAAGCTTGATGTAGTCCTCTGGCAAGTCCTCGAACTGGTAGAAACCAGCAGCCATGCGGTAATAGTCAGTAGTGATTTTATCTGACTGGGGACAAAGGTTCTCAAGCTCAGTCACGAGGTCTTGGATGTGGTGCAAGTCCTTGGTCGTAACAGTTCCGATGTCGTCCAGTAAGCAAGCTACGGATACGGATAGTTCTTTGATTATTTTATTCATTTGATTGCGGATAAGAGGATTACTAGTATGAGGGCGATGCCAGTCCAAAGGGAGCAAGCAAAGACAATTAAAGCGGATTCATAGACCCTACGTCCGCCGTTTATTAGTTTTTCGATTTCGTTATTATTCATGTTATTTATTGGTTATGGGTTTGTTCAAGTGTCTCAATGATATTATCAAGGCAGTCCCCTATCGTGGTATCGGTATCGTCCCCGTCCTTGGGCTTGTTCAACAAGTTTCCCTGTTCAAATCGAAGGGCATTGCGGACATCGTGGGCATCGCATAAGAGGTCTGATATTTTTTCTTTGCTTATATGTTTCATGATATTTTATTGGTTATTGGTTATTTTTCTGGCAGTTGGCTTATCAACATCTTTAGAAGTCTGACCTCTCGGATGGCGTTTTCTAAATCGTCCGACAGCACCGCTTTTTCGATGCAGTCGAAGGCAGAATTTGCCACCCATCTCATTTGCCCCCAGTATTCTTTTACGTTTTGTTCGTTTATTGGTTCGTTGTTTTTCATGGTAGTTATTGGTTATTGATTAGTTGTTTTCTTTTGACTCCCCTAGTGTCTCACAAATTCGACCCCTAGTAAATACAAAATATTGAATCGTTTATCACTATTAATGAAACCTTCTCGCTTGCCCTTGACAGCCTTTTTACAGCCTCCTACCTTAAGGAAACCACGCCTTAAGGACAGTCTTCCCTTAGTGTTATTCCATTTTATTTATTAAACAAGTAAGAGCCATAAGGCTTTACTGTCCATAAGGTAGGGCAGTCATAAGGTAGGGCAGTCTTAAGGCAGGCAGTCTTAAGGTAGGTAGTCTTAAGGTAGGCAGTCTTAAGGTAGGGCTTGGCTAGGGCTTACCCAGGGCTTCCTTAGGGCTTACCAAGGGCTTCCTTAGGGCTTCCTTAGGGCTTCCTTAGGGCTTCCTTAGGGCTTACCAAGGGCTTCCTTAGGGCTTGCTAAGGGCTTGCTAAGGGCTTGCTAAGGGCTTACTTTAGTTAAGGGCTTGCATTTTTGCGGATTGCCCGTGCTTGCATTTAAACGCCCCTAGGATTGCCCTTGCCCCGTTACCTTACCCTTACCCCTTATGGAAAATCAAAACGCCGTGTAGCGCAAATTTGAGCGTAATAGCTGTGTATACGCAGGGAAATATTGCCCTTGCCCCTTGCATATAAGCATAAAAAAACCCCGCCTAAGCGGGGCTTGTAAGGTTGCTAAGTTTGCGGGTTAAAATGCCAACTTAAGTTGCTTCTTTTCATTAGCTTCCGCAATCGCTTCCGCTTCAAAGCACTTTTCAAGTAAGGCATTAGCTTCCCCGCTAAGGGTTTGCTCTAAGCCGTTGCTTATGCTTTCATAGAGTGAGTAAGCATCGTAAATTTCACTTTCAAGATAAGCGAAAATTTCAAAGCACGTGCCTAACTGATTGCAATCCCATTCAATAGGGTTTCCCCACGCTTCAAGCGTATTCTCATAACAGGAAATAAACCCGCTTCGACTTGTAAAGCGTTGACTGATTAGTTCCTCCAATTCATCTTTATGATTTGATATTACATATTGAATAAATGCAAGTGCTTGCTTTTCAGGCATTTGAATAAATAGAGTATCGCCCCTGAAATTGTATTCCCTAGGGCTTTCCATTATTTCAAATTGGGCTTTCAATTCTAGGCCAGTGTCCCTTTCAACTTCACTTAAGAAGCCTTCGGAATAATCCTTTGCAATGTCTTGCAAGAATTGCCCGTAATTTTTTTCAAGATACCCGCTTTCCAAGGTCTCGCTTTCGCTTTCGCTTAGGTTAAAACGCTCGCTGAAATATTCTACTTCACGCTCTATTGAGCTTTCAATCGCATGGGAATAAATGCTTTCATAAAATCCCGCAAAGGGAATTGTGGCCGTTACTAGGTTTGTCATTTTAGTTTTCATTTTATTTATTGGTTATGATTTAAGTTAAAGGTTAGAATTGTGAATCAATAATTACCCCGCCTTCAAAGGTTAAAACGGAGGTATTTTCCCAAAAGTAGTTCTTTGCGTCTTCTTCGTTAATTTCAACTTCCGAGAAAAGGTCTTTGTAAGCCTCTACAAAGCTTGAATATTCCGAGTATTGACATTTTAAGGCGATGGGGTCAAATTCCATCTCCTTCCCTTCGTTGTATTCTAGAACTTCTAAGTATTCCACTAGCGCAACCGCGCCTTCAAAGGAAAAGTGAGTGTGGTCAAGATAGTGAATTGCTTGCGTGTTTGTAAGTGTTAGTTTCATGGTGTTTTATTTATAGGTTATAGGTTATAGGTTATAGGTTAGGTTAAGGTTTAAAGGCTGTTTACAAATTTGCCAAGGCTTGAATTGTCAAAGGCTTCATTTTCGTATTGAGAATCTACCCAAGCTTCTAATTCGTCTTGGCTTTCCCAAGCCGTAAGCCTGAGACCGCCAAGTTTAGTAAAGGCGAAAATGCCGTCTATGATATATTGATTGCCGTTTTCTGTATGATTGTATGTCATGGTATTTTATAGGTTATAATTTAAGTTAGGCTTACAATTTACCACAAGCTTGCATATCCAACAATCACTAAAAATGAAACTTTTTTTACAATTTGGTAGTTTCAGTATTTTGGATTTTTCGCACACGGGCTTTTCTCGGACAACAAGGGGTAACACCCATGTAAGGGGTAAAGACGCCTTACAGGGCATTTTCACGCCGCTACGGGCTATTTTTCAACCTTTTGTATTTATAAGCAAGGAATCCAAACTTTTGAATCCAAATCCGCCCCCTTAACTTTGATTACTCAAAGAGTAGAGTTTGATGCTGCCAAGAGTAGAGTTTGATGCCGCCAATACATCTACCCTTTGACAAAAAGAAAAAACACTCATGCACGGGGAAAACTTGCCACCTGATTGCCATTAATACTAATTACTGCCAGCATTAGCAAAAGTTATAGGGGGGGTGGGGGTCAGATTTTCGGGCGGTCGTTGTAGAGTATATACATCAGGGACCCCTCAAAAAAAAGTAGCACTCATGGCCCCCTTCGGGGGGACGTATCGGAACCCGCAGGTTTCCTCATGGGCTGGACTGGCCTTAGTTCGGCGAATCCCAAGTCACCCCTACCTTATGGCCTCCCTTCCTTAAGGTAGCCCTTCCTTTGGTCAGTCAAGCCGTATGGCTCTTACTTTTGTATTACTTCTTATGATGTAGAAGCCGTATGATGTTGCTGCCTTAAGGTAGGCTTTGATTGTATCATGGACGCTTACACCGTCAAGAAAGAAATACACTGTATTCCTGATTTGACAGTAATCAATAAGTTATACTAATATCTAATCATGGAAGAAAAAGAAGAACTAATGCAGGAGATTGCGGACAGCATCCGTGAGATAGCATCCCAGAAGGAGGCACTGCAAATAAAAAGCCTAAGCGTATATGACCCGCAAAAGGTGGCTAAGTTACTTTACTTATATTCCACAGGGAGTTCGCAAACGAGACTCGTTCGCAAATACGGGTACGAGCGTGAGACTGTTATATCTGTCCTGGCGGACTACGCCGACCACATGGGTAAGTTCAAGGACCTCAGCGGCAGGATTGCGGCAAAGGCTTATTTGAATCTTAGTAGCCTAGAGGAGGACCTGATTGATAAGGTGCGTGACCGCATGGAGAATGACCCCGAAATGGAGGTTGGCTTCAAGGACCTCAAGGAACTCTCAATAGCAAAGGCTAACGCCGCACGTGAGGCATTAACAGCCCGTGGTGAAGCTACGCAAATTACCGAGGACAGAAAGGTTTACAGCCAGGAGGACTACGATGCCACCATCAAGGCCGCCAAGGACCGCATTGAGAAGGCAAAGATAATTGACGCAGAAATAATCAACAAGGAGG